AGCGCGGTCTTGCTCGCGGTGATCAGTCTGTTGGCAGGCCGAAATCCAAAAAGAGATATGCCGGTTCTTACACGATTGGAAGGCCAAAGAGGAAGCCGGCTGCGAGACGATAATGCCGACCTACGAATACGAATGCAATGATTGCGGTCACCGCTTTGAAAAGCACAGAGCTGTCGCGGATCGCCTGAATGTGGTTTGTGAATCGTGTAGCAAGAAACGTGTGTCAATCGTCATAGGTTCATCGGTGGGGGTGATTTCCTATGGTTCGGAGTTCTGCCGAGAACTTGGCGTCGAAATCACAGGTCCGCGACAGCGTAAAGAAGTGCTAAAGGCAAAAGGTTTGATAGACATTGGAGATACAAGACCTGGCGATTTGAAAATGCAAAACAGCATTGATAGGGAAATAAGTAAGCCAGAGTTTGAACGCAAAGTTCACCAAGCATACCAAATGTTCGAGAGCACGAGAGGGGATGGCGTCGATGCCAACAAAAAAATGCAGGTTATCGCGTCAGATTAAAAAGGTGCGCCAGCAGTACAACGAGCACCACTATCGTCGCGCTCCGCAAGAAGCTCTTGAGCGCGAGATGAGATACACAAAGAAGATTCAGCGCAAGGCAGAGAGAGAGCAGAAATTCTGGAGTGACCTTCCTGGGGCGACGACTCCGCACTTCAACATCACGGACAAGGAAAGCAATGGCTGAAGCAATCACAGTACCGAAAATGTTAGCTATTATGCTTGATGAGTCTAAGCGTAGTAGGGGAGATGTTACAGAGAAGTGGAAAGAGTATATCCGCTGGCTCCGTGGTGATCAAGAACTAGAAGAGCGCGCAGACTTCCAGGCCAACACCGTCACAAATTATCTATTCGCTCAGGTGATGACAGAGGTTCCAATTTTGACGGCTGGTATGCCTGAGATTAATCTCATTCCAGAAGTAGACCAACTACAAGAACATGCAGATTTAATTGAACGCTTAATCAAGCGTATTTTCGTTCGGAACGATCTCCCTCAACGACAGGTTGAGTTGGTTACTAATGGGCTCACGTTTGGCAAAGCCTACATGAAGCCGACGTGGAATAGGCGAATGTATGGCGGGGCCGGCGACATTATGCTTCAGGTTCCAGACAGCAGAACGATTTTTCTTGAACCTGGGAAGATGTCTCTGAGAGAGGCTAATTACTTGTTCGAGTGCAGGAACCTGAACAAGCTCACGCTTTACAGGATGTATCCTGACAAGAAAGCTGCTGTTGATCGGCTCTTTTTGAAGAATCGAACAACAGAGATGATGCCGGTTCCTGTTACGATTGAGACAGACGAGTATGGTCGTCACCCATCGGCACCTGGAGATCCGATTGATACGACCACAGAAGCCTACATTGTTGACGTTGCTCTTGGCAAGCCGATGGACAGAGAGATCATTGAGTTTGTCGAAGCGTGGTTTGTTGATGAACGAACCATCGAAGACATAAAGAGAATCAACAAAGACAAGAAGATCAGGAACACTGACGATCAGAAACTTGCATATCCAAGCGGTAGGCTTGTGCAATTTGCAGGTCTTGAGGCATTTTCTGATCGACCAAATCCATTCCCGTCTTTCCCCTATTTCGAGTACAACAATTACTTCATACCGGGTGAGCAGTACAGCATGTCTGAGCTTGAGCAGGCAATCCCTCTCCAGGAACAGTACAATATACGCTCAAACCAGATATTCGATATGCTCAACTTCAACATTGCTCCGATGCGATTCTACGACTCTCGGAGTGGTCTTGACCCGGATGAGTTGACGAATGCTCCTAACGACTGGGTAGGCGTCCTTGACGTGGACGGCATCAAGCAGTTCGATCCACCGGGCGTACAAGCGGCTACATTTGAAAGCCTCATTAAGTTACAAAGGGATATCGAAACTATATTTGGTGTCCACGAAGTTACTCAGGGCCAAGTACCCGGTGACGTTAGGAGTGGGTTTGCTGTTGAACAGTTGCAGCAGGCCGCGCAGGTTCGTCTTCGCATGAAGACGCGCTCTATTGAGTCCATGATTGTTGACATGACTCGGTATCTCATCAGGATGATAGGTTTGTTCTACATTCCGGGGATTCATTATCCCGAGAATATAGATCTCACCGGCATTACTGATGATATGTTCGAAGTGCAAATCAAGGCCGGCGTCAATTTGCCGGCATCTCGATTTGCACAACAGCAATTCATTCAGTGGGCATTTGCCCAGAGAATTGTTGATCAACAGTATGTCGTTGAGCATTCCGACCTGGAAGGGAAGGAAGCTCTCATTGCTCGAATGGCCCCCATGTGGCAAGCCGAACAAGCAATGTTTTTACAACAGGCTGGTTTGATGCCAGCACCACAACAGGCAGGTGGTATGGGTGGCTAACGGACAGTACTTTCCGCCTGGTCGTGGCGGTAACGATCCGGCAAGACAGGCTGCGATTCAGCAGTTGAGTAAGGTGCCGACATCACGACCAGACGTACAAGCTCCCGCTCCCGGCCCTGGCCCGATGCAAGGTCCAGCGCCACAGGGCGTTGTTCAGCCGATGGCTCAGGGAATGGGAATGGGGAATCAACCGCCTCAAAATGAGGTTGCATTCCATTTAGCGAATGCGTTTCAGGCGTTTGTGCAGTCCGGCCCTTCGGTGGAGAATCTTTCTGCTGTTCAGCAGTTTGTTGAATCCATCATGGAGCTGAACAATCCACAAGCGATGCAACAAGCCGGACAAGCGGCACCAGCTGGAGCACCAATGGGCGGTGCTCCGCCAGCGCAGCCTTCGGCTGGATAGGAAGGAGTTAGATGAAAGACCCTGTTTCCGCCAAAGACGGTGGACAAGCCAATGAGCCCTCAAAAGAGCAAGCTCCAGATCTGGCCTCTATCAGAGTACAAGTAGGCGACGGGCCTGATTCCGAGATGAGTGTTAAGGATTTGCTCGAAAGAGCATATCCAGAAGCTCGTAAGGAGATGCACCAAGCAATCCAAGAGAAGCACGCATTGAAGAATCAGTACAAGTGGGCCGACATCTTTAGGCAGGATCTCGAAAACGATCCTGGGTTGAGGTCACATATTGAGGCGTACTACGCTCCGCGTGATGAGTCTGGAAACCCATATCAGCAGCAGCGTACTTACAGTCATCATGTTCCCTCTCCTGAGAAGATTCGGCTCGATCAGGTTGAAACCAGACTCCACGTTCTTTCGCAAAAAGAAGCGATAGCTACGCTGAAGCATGATCTGAAGGAGTCGTTTGGCTACAATCTGACAGACAAGCAGCAAGCTGCTATTTTGGAAACCATTGCAGAAACCAGCAATGAAAACGTCAATGACATTTTCTGGGGAAAGTTTGGCAAGGATGTTGTTAAGTCTTCGTCTTCTCGACAGAAAAAAGAAGTTCAAGAGAAGCTGAAGGAAAACGCAGCAGCCTATACCGGATCTCCTACTGGGCCTGTTGAGATTCCAGATGCAGATGTTGCCTCTATGGATGAGGCTGAATACGAAGCTCACAAGGAAAAGGTTATTGCAGATATCTTGCGAAAGGGTGGTGGTTAACGAAGGAGAACATATAGATGGCGCTCACCTTCGATGAAATCAACGCCATCACGAATGCTTTGTACCTTCCGAAGTTCCCTCAATTGGTGTTCGACCGGAACATCATTATGAACCGACTCTGGAAGAGGGGATCAAAGCCTTCTAGCGGTGAGTTCATCAAACAGCCTGTTATGTACAAGGCTACCAAGGGTGGAGCTTACAGTCCGTATGAAGTGTTCGACGTTTCTGCGGAAGATCAGATCACGGCTGCGCGGTTCGATTGGAAATACTATGAAGTTCCGATCACGCTTAGTCGTGATGATATTTTGAAGAACGACGGACCCGAAGGTGTCAAGAAGCTCATGGATGCGAAGATGAAACTCGCGGGTATGAAGATGAGTGACGACATCGCAACGGATCTGTGGGATGGCACCACAAGCGACAGTTCGAAGCAGATCACAAGCATTGCTTTGATGTGTGACGATAATGCCGGAACCCTGACATCTGGTAACGGTGCTCAGTATGGCAATATCACTAGGACTGATATGCTTGTTGGTAGTCGATATACATGGGACGCAAAGATCACCAGTGCTGGTGCAGCTGATCTTGATTATGATGGCGATTTTTCTGGATGGATGAATACCACATATATGTCGGCAGTGGATGGTGACATTCATCCTACTATCGCTATCGCACACAACGATTGGTTGGACAGGTTCTGGAAAGATGCCAGGCCAGACCAGCGTTTCCTGGATAAATCAATGCTCGCTATGGGATGGGTTTCAATGTCATTCAATGGCATTCCATTCGTAGCGGATCTGCATTTGCCAGCGTACACCGCGACAGACGCCAATAACCGAATTTACTTCTTGAATGAGGAATTTCTCGATTTTGTTTCTCATTCCAAGGAGAATATGCGGTTTGAGCCGTTTGCGAAACCCATCGACCAGAACGTGTCGGTGGCCCATGTCTATTGGGCTGGCAACATGACAACTTCAGCCTGTCACCGCCATGCTGTTTTGTACAACATGGCCGATGCCTAGAAAGGAGTTGATCATATGCCGCTAGGAAAGGTTTGGCCTACTGCGATTTCTGAAACCAGTGCGACGTATACCGATCTTGCTGCGAGCCTTAATGAGCTTCGTGTTGAGAATGGTAATACATATCGGTTGGTGAAGGCTGGTGCTGCGATTGCAAATCGCCTTCTTTGTATGCCGTTCACTACCGAGATTGATACCGATGGAGACGATTTTGGTCTGTATGTGACAGTAACAGGGGCAAATACTTCACTTGTTGTTGGAGCAAATACAACCGGTGGAACTATTACTTCTGGACACTACTTTTGGATGCAGATTGATGGTCTTTGTTGGTTGACGGCGACTGGTGATGGAACGATGACTGATGGTGCCAGGTTGATGCCTGCCGCAGATGGTGAGGCTCTTGATTTTGTTGGTGATGCTGCTGAGAATTGCTTCTGTGGCATTTCTCTCGAAGATACCAGCGGATCGGACCCATACTATGCGCGGGTGCTTCTGGTAACCGGCGGCCATTGTGACTACAAGGAAACGTAGTTTGTAAGCCAGAAAGGAGCAGGGGGCTCTTCGGAGCCCCCTTCCAAAAATGAAACCGAAGAAGATCTACAAGAAGCGCAAGAAGTCAGAGTTTCCGAAGATCAAGGTAAAGAAGAAGCACGCGAAGAAGGCGCGTCAGGTTATGGCGCGTAGTCAAAGTGGTGGCGTTTCCGGCCCTTCGTAAAGGACGATTATGGGATTCCAAATTGTATTCAAAACAGATGTCGATGTTGCTTCTGATACTCTTGCTGCCACGGGAGCAAAAGAAACTGGTCAGATCCGTTATGAAAATGGCAATCAGTACACGCTATTTAAGGCCGGTGGAACGATAACTCAATATGCGGCGATTGTAATATCCGCATATGCGAGCGGCGTTATATCAGCAACGGTCAGTGGCGACAATGGAGATGCTGTTGGCATTGCACAGTCAGCGGCTACGTCTGGACAGTTCTTTTGGGCGCAAACGATGGGACTTGCTAGAGGAATCTCTGTTCAGGCTATGGGTGCGTCACTTGTTGAGGTTGGTGCAGAGGCGTCAGGCAAGATAGACGATGGATCAACTGGAAAGAAATTTGCACTTTTGCTTGAAACTGCTTCTGGTGCAGATGAAGAAATAGACATCTGGATTTATTGAGGTAAACATGGGACTACCATATGTACACCCAAGTACGTTTCTAAAATACTACGATACGATTGGCGAGTCTGGTTGTTCAAGGTGTGGAGAGCTTAGAACCGATGGAACCCGCATATTCGCTTTGTTCAAGGCTGGTGTAAACATAACATGGCCAGCTCTTGGAACAGATCAACAAAACAACAAACTCTTCATAACGGCGTATTCTGGAAATGACATAACTGTTGGGTTTTCAAATACTCCAATCTTTATTGGAACTGTTCATATTCAAGAGCTTGTTCCAGTGGATAAGTATTTTTGGGTGTGCTTAAGAGGTATATCAAATAGGAATCTTATTCACTTCGATGGTGCTGCTTCGTGGTCTATTGGTGCTGGTTTGTCATCATCTGGAACCGTTGTAAGGTATAACGCTGGTGAAGATCCAAGGTGTGTTTCTGTTGTTAGTTATGCACCAGCAGAGGCTCTTAAATACAGTCCAGTGTATATGGAAAGAAAATCACGACGATGAAACGATTTGTACTTGTTGCTGTTATATTTATTCTTGCGGGGTGTCGTCACATGCCGTATCACGAAACACTTAGGCCGAATGCTGACATTTCAAACGATCCTGGGTGGGTGTATTACGCTGGTGGCACTGACTTCTTTAGTTCTATCAATCAAGAAGTCGGAGTTGTTGGAAACATAACAGGCATCGACACGAACAGAATTGCATCTTGGAATGGACATGTTGAGAGCCAAATCAATTTAGCAGAGTTTCGAGTTGGTTGGTCAAATTGGGCTGGCCCATCTTCTATGACAATAGGAAAGCTGGAGTTTACCTATGCAATCTTTGCGTGGGATATCGGCGCTGGCGGTCCATTTACAATCGAATGCGAAGTTTACATAAACGGATCTTTAGCTGGTTCTTTTGATATGGAAGGCGCTGCGTCGCTTGCGGCATCCCCGCCAGGAGATCATACATATACAGTTCAGATGGCAGAAATTGTCACTGAAGATTTTCCAGGAGAGACTGATATCAACACTCTTGAAACAGTGTTCCGAAGTATTGGCAGCGGTCACCAGAAGCTATTATATGCGATTGAGTGTGAGGCGTATGAATCTGAGAAGATCATAGATCCGTCAACACCAACAGCGTGCAAAACGATTCCGGTTGTAGATGCGATTACCGAACCGATGGAAAAAAAGATCTAATGTCTGAATCTAAGGCAAAGCAAAGAATTGTTTTTGAGTACCGTCTTTATGATAAGGACGGAAACCCAAAGCCACTTTGGATTGAGAACCGGCTTGGCCGGTTTTTTCGAGAGCGGTTAGGGCTGGACATCCAGCACTGGCCATTTGGAAAGCCAGGGCTTGTAATGCGGAACGAAGCAAAAAGGAGATAGAATGGCTGCTGTTTTGACGAATACTGGCATGGCCGGTGCAGCATCGAGATTGAACGGTGCGGGTGCTGAGGCCGCGTTTGATTACATCGCTGTTGGCACCGGAACGACTGCGGCCGACGCAAGCGATACAACGCTCGAAACAGAGATTGTAGACAGCGGGCTTGCGCGTGCCCAGGATGCGTCACCGACCAGAGAGACAACGGCACAAACCAACGACACGGCGGTATGTGATTATGCCTTTTCTGTTACGGGTACTAAAGCTGTCACTGAAACAGGGCTTCTCAATGCAGGTGCGGCTGGTGTGCTACTGTGCCACGACGTTTTTTCAGCGATTAACGTCATTAACGGTGACACGCTTACGATGACGATTAAGGTCCAGGTCAGTGCTTAAATGGATGATCTATTACGACGATGGTAGCACGTACTCGAACCTGAACGGCAGGTTCGAAGATGCGCCACCGGACGGCGTACTTGGGGTCATCGAAAAGGACGAGCAGCACGGATATGTCATCTACTATGGTAAGGACTTCTACTACAAGATCGACGATGACACCGTAGGGATGACAGATGATATTGGACCGTTCCTGAGAACACTCGGGGTTATTAAGTTTGGAAGATGGACAGGAAGAAAGAAGTGGTCAGATGCCTGGGAAAACATGGTTGAGTTTGCCCAGAAAGAGTTCGGAACTAAAAGCGGAGAGAGCCCGTTAGAAAATGGGTAAGACTACTGCGACATTCTTGCACGATGCGTTTCNGGGCCGTCTTGATGGTGAGACGCTGAACAGTGCCACGTTCGATTACAGTCTCGATACGGACTGGGATCAGGACATGGATACGACATTCCGTGTCCGGTTTTGGATACGCGAGACGGCGGGTGGTACAGCCAACGAGTACTGGAAGATTCAGTATAACCATAATGGCG